CATTATGATTAGTCGTAAGATCAGAATATGTGTAGATTGCATACACTTCGAACAATCCAAAGATATAGGATCACTTTGCACAAGAATTCCTATCATCGATTTAATATCTGGAAATAAAACTTATAACTCTGCCGTATCACAAAGACATGGTGGAAATTGTGGGACTGCTGGACAATACTTTGAACCCATAGCAAGTAAAGTAAGAGACTATCAATGGGATCAAACTTTGGACAACAATCCTTTCTAACTATAAAGGGGATAACAATGGAAATTATATTAAATGAATTGAGGGTTCAAATGGAATCTTTAAAACTAGACGACATGAAGCTTGATGTCAAAATCAATAAGCTTGATGATCGTATCAAAAGACTAGAGCAAGTCATCAATAATTTAGCAATTCTCTTATCGGAGGTTCAACATGGCAAACGATAGAGATGATTTTCTACCTGAGATAAGAAACAGTGCTTGGTGGGCGTCTGATACCCGCATGGTCATGAATGGCAAAGCTGTTGAGGTCGTTATGCAAAAACAAGGCAAAATTGATCCCCCTGATTTGTCTCAAATAGAGGCTGTTCAGATGGGTCATGTCATGCAACCCATTATTGGTAGGTTAGCACAAGACAAACTAAACATGGAGTTAAAAGATGCAGATTACCCTCTCACACATCCAGATCATAGTTGGCTACGTTCCCATTTCGATTTTATTTCTGCTGATGGTCGAGTATTGGTCGAAGCAAAGAATTACAACATTAATGCAAGGAATAAGTTTGATGCAGATAGCAATAGGATTCCTCCTGCTGATTATGCTCAAATTCTACACGAAGCAACCGTTCATCGAGTTGATCGTGTCATTCTTGCTGTCTTATTTGGTGGTCAAGAGTTTCAGACTTTTGATTTCACTTTTTCAGAAGAGGAAAAAGAAAATCTTATAAAAGATATGGCGGTGTATTGGGGTCATGTCAAGGCTGACACACTACCAGCTCCAGAATCGCTTGAAGCAACGAAACTGATCTATCCACAAGATAATGGTCAGTCTTTAGTGGCTAATCAAGCCCTAGAAACTGCTGTGGCTCAATTAAAAGAGATTAGAGGGGTTGTTAAGCAATATGAAGAGAAAGCAGAGCAATTAGAGACTGCTATTAGAGCCTCTATGCAAGATTACTCTGATATTTTGAGTGTCAATGGTTCAACACTTGTGACATGGCGCTCTAGTAAACCATCAAAGCGTTTTAGCTCTGATCTGTTTAAACAGTCTATGCCAGAGGTTTATGAGCAATTTGTAGTAGAAATGCCGGGGTCAAGGCGGTTCCTTGTCAAATAATCTAACTTTTAGGGGATAAAAAATGGATTCACAAACAACAGAAATTTTGTCACACTTAAAGCAACATAAAACAATTACAGCCATTGAAGCACTTAAGCTTTATGGATGTTTTAGACTAGCAGCTCGTATTTATGATTTGGCTCAAGCAGGAAATGAGATCGATTGCAAAATCGTGAAAATTTCTGGTAGGGGGGGAGCCAAACGAATTGCTGAATATTCTTTAAGAAAGGCAGCGAATTAAAATGAAAGAATTTGTAGAAAGAGCTAGAGAACTGTATCCAGAATCTGTGCGTATGCAATTGGATTGGATACTACAAAAGGAAGAAATTAAGGTAAGGAATATGCAACCTTATATCAATCCGCAAACTTGGAGCAACATTAAAAAGATTTCTAACCACAGGGGAGTAAAAATAAAATGAATCACATCATTCCGTTTGAAGAAATGAGAGGCATGGCAGATGCCATAGCCAAATCAAAGCTGTTCGGTATGCAAACACCTGAACAAGTCCTAGCACTCATGGCAATCGCGCAAGCTGAGGGGCTGCATCCTGCCATGGCTGCACGGGACTACCATATTATCCAAGGCAGACCAGCATTAAAAGCTGATGCCATGCTCGCTAGATTTCAAAGCGCTGGGGGTAAGGTGGAATGGAAAGATTATACTGATGAGAAAGTCACTGGTATATTCTCCCATCCCAATGGTGGATCGATTGAACTTACATGGACAATCGAACAAGCCAAGCGTATTGGTTTAGCTGGCAAGGATAATTGGGCTAAGTATCCTAGAGCTATGTTAAGAGCTAGGGTAGTCAGTGAGGGTATTCGAACTGTATTTCCAGGCTGTGTAGTTGGCACCTACACGCCTGAAGAGATACAAGACTTCGATAGCAAACCACAAGAGGTAGATGTCACTCCCACGGTTCAAGCCTTACAAAAAAAGCAAGTGAACTTTGATGATATGGAAGATGATAAACCTTTCAATGAACTATCTATTCCTATCTTTATTCCAGGAAGCGATGAGCCTTATGCTCAGTATGCTACCAACAAGGAATGGATCACAGCCTATACAGATTTGTATAAAAAGATATGGACTAGCACTAAGTATTCAGTAGAGGATAAGGGACACAAGCTTGATGATTTAAGAGATGCTAACATCGATTTAATCCACAAGTTGTCAGCACTAGAACAAATTGAAATTACAAAAATAACTACATTAATTAGGAAAGGCGAATAGTCATGGCAGAGTTTATACACAAACCCGGAACAGGAAGTTTACTTACCAATAAGAATATGAAGTCAGAGAAGGCACCACACTTTACAGGCAAGCTTGTAATTAAACGTGACTACAAAGCTGGTGACACTATTCAGTTAGGTGCATGGCAACGCACTAATGCCAATGGCACTCTCATTACTTTATCTGAAGATACATACCGCTTCGATCAGCAACAACAAAGAGCAGCACAGTATCCTAAAGAAGTAAACACAAGAGAGTTCGATGATGAGGATGTGCCCTTTTAGTGGTTAAGTTAAGTTTGCCCTATCCTCCATCAGTGAATAACTATTGGATAGCATCAGGACATAGAAGATTTATTTCGAAGCGAGGCAAAGAGTTTAAACAGGCTGTGTGGTTAGAGCTCATGCAATCTAAAGCTAAATCATTTGGTGATGATTTGCTTGAGGTTCACATAGACTTATATCCTAGAAACAAAAGGCTCATGGATATAGACAATTGCTGTAAATCTATTTTAGATGCGCTGCAAGATGCTGGACTATACAATGATGACAAGCAAGTCTATCGTCTTGTCATTGAAAGAAAAGAAATCGTGTCAGGTGGTGGGGCAATCGTGAGAGTTGATCGATACAAAACCCCCCAAGCCTGAATGGGAAACCACGCCCTGTGGTTAGTTAGAACGTTACGAGGAGACGTTTCAGGTATCCTCACTTATTTTATTTAAGGGGATTTATATGGCAAAAGTATTTATCGCAACACCTATGTATGGTGGTCAATGTTATGGCTACTACACTCAATCAATCTTAATGCTTCAAAGAGTATTAGATCAGAATAGTATTGAATCTGTATTTAGTTTTATGTTTAATGAATCCCTTATCACACGAGCAAGGAACGCTTTGTCTCATGGCTTCTTAAACTCTGATGCTACACACATGATGTTTATTGATAGTGACATTCGATTTAATCCTAATGATCTAGTCAAGATGATTGAAGCTGATAAAGATATTATCTGTGGACTATATCCTAAAAAAGAAATTAACTTTCCAAGCCTTAAGAAAGCTATTGAGAATAATGTGAAGCAGGAAGATTTAAAGTATTACACAGGTTCTTTTGTAGTGAATCTTGTAGGCTATGCTGGTGAAACAGTAGTGCCATTGAATGATCCAGTTGAGATATGGAATGGTGGTACAGGCTTTATGCTTATCAAACGTGAAGTCTTTGAGAAGTTAAAGGATGTATGCCCTACATATAATAATGATGTGACTGATCTAGGAGGATCAATAAAGGCTCAGGCTCCGATTGTGGAATACTTTGCAACCTCGATTGAACCAGAAACAAATAGGCTACTTTCTGAGGATTATCATTTCTGTCGTATTGCACGTTTAAACGGGATAAAGGTATGGGGAGCTCCGTGGGCTCGTCTTGCTCATGTTGGGACATATACTTTTGAAGGACAGTTAGTCCCTGCTCCTTAACGTTTAGTTTTTCTAGCAGTCTTAGCAGATTGTTTAAACGCTTTAGCTGTTGGGGCACCTTTAGTTCCGGGTGCTCTCATACGCTCTCCACTACCTTGAGCTATGCGTGCTCTCTTTTTATGAATGTTTGCATATAAACCAGGCTTCATCTTCCACACCCCCATCGTCTTAATGATGCTGCTTTCCTTGTAGGTCTGCCTTTACTATCTTTCATAGGACCAGGCATACCACTCATCCTAGCACAAAATGATTTCTTACGCCCTGCATCTTTTTTTGTTTTAGGGTTAGGTGCCGGCGGTTTCAACTTAGAACCCGTAGCACGATTGTATTTAGCACGACCTTTAGCTGTTAAGCCTGCACCTTTAGATACAGGTAACTTCTCACCACGACCAATAGATAAACTAACTGCCATCATTTGCCCTCAAAAAGTGAACGTTCATCTAGTCTGCGAATTTGCAGACCTCTTAATATTTTACCACCTGCACGACAATACTTCACTAACGATTCCATAGCCGCCTTCTTATCTCCGCGTAAAAGCGCTTGACGGAGTGTTGATCTTTGAAAGCATCCAAGACCCAGATTGAAGCAAAAAGAAACAATGCTATCAAATTCATGTTGTCGGAGAGGCACGTTAGGTAACATCTTATGTACTCCCAACTCGAAGCGACGTAGGTCTGATTTAAGAATTGCATCTATTTCCTCATCGGTAAATTTTCTATTCCATTCCTTTGGTAATGTTTTGCCATCACCTATTAAATGACCCACTCCCACTGTCCATAGTTTTGCGGGACACTGGTATGGTTTGTTACGAACTCCCTCATGGTGCTTAATAAGAGCGATGCCAGCTTTTGATACATTCACTTATTTCTTTTCCCAAGTACGAGACCCAAAGTAGAAACCAATAATAGATGCTACGATAGCCATTTCATCAGTAGAGAATACTTCTTGTGAAGCTACAACAAAATCAACACCAGACCACATAGCCCATGCTAATGATATAAAATTAATAAGCACTAGCTCACCTACAAATATAAATGCCACTACAGGTCTTACCATAGCGTTCCAATTACGCACTGTAGGAGAAGCAGATTCTACTAATTTTTTATCATGGTCATATAATGCTTCACGTTCTTTTGCATAGGTTTCAGCATAAGTACCTTCTAGTTCAATAGCTGCTATTTTTTCTTGTGCTATAAAACCTTTTTCTGCCATAGCCATTGCTTGAGCATTTTGTAATTGAGCCATTTCACGCTCATGTTTTTGGTCTCCTTTTTGTTGAAAGAAGCCTAGAATGTTTGGGAGCCCTGCAGTAGCAAAGCCAAGAATGGAGGAGAGGATGGATAGCATATTAGTTATTCAATGGGTTTACCATTGCCTTTCGTAATTGTTTCATTTCATCTTTAACATTATTTACTGTGTCTGTGATTTTATCTGCGCTTGATTTAGCTACACTATTAGCTTCGATGGCACGACCATAAGCTTCATTAGCTTTTTCTAATGCACGATTGTTAGACATCATTACATCAACTAATTGACGTTCAGTAGAGCGTGATCTATCTTCTAAAACTATGATACGAGTTTCAACAGAACTCATCTTTTTTACTTCCTCAATCGTCGAGGTCAAATCGTTGAAGAGGGTTATCCCGTAATATACTGCGCCACCTATTGGCACTAGCACGGATAAGATAATCCCCAGTATCATTTGCGCTGACAAATGTAAGGAGTATGTTTTGTTGTCTTTCATAATCTTGTTCCTGTATAAGTTTAATTGATTCTTCTATCTGTGTTTGTTG